GCGATTAGACTTTTAAACATTTAATTTATTTCTTTAGAATAATAAACAACCTAGCGAGAGTAATTGAGTCATTCGGTTATTCATATGGTATATTATATTACTTAATCTGTATTTGTCAAGCTTTTGACCGAACCTTAACATAGTATATCTTATGAGACATATAAGGAAAACTAATTTAAGTATATTGCCTGACCAGATATCTTTACATTAGTAGTTGCTGATACAGTAGCTTGATTACCTTGTAATTTAGCCTCACCTGTTTCTGATTTTACCAATGCTTTTCCTGTAGACTCCATGGTAGCACCAGCTTTTCCACTTGCTTTAAATTCTGCTTCTGTATCTATTTCTACTCCTGCTTTTCCTGATACTAAAGTTTTTGCAGTTCCAACTAATTTTGTCTCAGTAATTCCTCCTGCACTAAATTTGGTTTTAGTGGTGAGTTTCATTCCTACTGATCTATCTTTTATCAGCAAACCAGCACCACCTAAAGACCCTATGTGTATGTTTCCTATCGCTCTTAAAGCATAATCACCAGCAACTTTATGATTGATACAACCCGCTGAAACTATGTTTGTAGATGACCTTGGATCAAATTTAATGTCAGAAGATTCTCCTGCACCAAATTTCATGTCTTGTCCTACTGTAATTTCTTTCTTATTAATCTGTGCACTTTTAAAACTTGTAGCAGACATTAAAAGTTCTGCACCCGCTTGAATTTTTATATTCTGTCCTTTTATAATAAACTCATCTGTTGCCTGTAAGTAAATTTTAGTTGCTTTTAAATAACGTGTAGCACCCTTAACTTCTTCTACAACATCACCATACGCTAAGATGTTTAGTGCTTGACCCTCATTTTCACTACCACCAACATTATACTGTAAATTTGATCTACCTTCATGTAATTGTTGTTGTCCTTGCGTTTTGATACCAAGAATTCCACTACCAGCAACGTTTGTATTTTTAGGTCCTGTTTTTATTTTAATACTACCATTATTGTCCATAATAAGTGCAGTATTACCACCTCTAGGTCCTTGCAATCTTAACGCACCACCTGTATTATCAGGCAATAACCTTTCATACATCATGGATCTAGTTTTATATCCCTTCAGTAAGACATTAAAAGTAGGACTATCATCAAGAGACTGTGTTTGGTCAGGAGTAGTCTGGGTGAAGATACTATCTGGATATGTGGATGCGGGAAATTCTATTGTCATGGGCAATCAACGTAACGACCAGTACCAATCTTAGTAGCACCAACTGTAGTAAGTGCTGCTGTATCTAGACATACTAATGATGGAAGTAATCTAGCACCATATCCTCCTCCACCAACAAGTTCTATGGTAGGAAACTTTTCAAAATTTAATGTTCTGTTCAATACACGTGCTCCTATTACAAATCCATTCTCAACAACTGCTTCGGCAACTCCTAGTTCTCCATTAATATACATCTTTGGAGCACTCTGATAACCTATGCCAGGACTAAGAATAGTAAATGCATCAATAATACATCTAACATTTTTATCTACAGCAAGATTTTTTTTGTAACCAAAACCAGATGATTGAATTCTAATTTCTGTCACGAATCCATCTTCATCTAATAATGCTGATGCAGTAGCACCAACACCTTCACCAGAAACAAAAACAACTGGAGGTTCTGCATATGCATCACCAGTATTATCTACAGGAATTTCTATGATTCCTCCAGAACCATCTGTTATAACGTTATTTGAATTTACAATAGGTTGCCTAAATTTCTGGAATACAGTTGATGTATCATCTCCAACTCCTATATCATTGTCACTTATGCTTTGATCATCAGGTGCAGTAATAAGAACATCTACAAATGCACCAGTTCCATTTATAGTAAATCTCAATGTCTCTTCATCTTCTATAGTAGAATCCTCTCTAATACCAACAGTAATTAATGCTTCATTGTCTTGAATTACAAATTCTCCAGTCAATCTTTGTCCAACAATGTCTGAATTTGTAATACCTTCACCAGATAAAGTATAGTATAATATATTTCCATTTGGAATATTTGTTGTTGTAATGGTGTATATGATAAACTCGTCTTCTGGGCATGTGGTTCTATTCGCAACAACTTGATATGTTGGAGTTCCATCATCTGGAGCAGTTTCTCCAGTTGGAGTGCCATCTGGATCTGGTATTTCTATAGGTTCAAATGGATCTATATCAGTAGGACTGAAAGGATCATATGATTCTTTCAAATCACGTTCAGATATTGTACATTTACCAATATTTTTCTTAAATTTAATATCATACTTACCACTACTATCAGGAGAGTTATTTGTCATCTTAATAAAGAAACTTTCATTATCATCAGTTTCATTATCAATTAATGTTTGAACTTCAATTGTTTTTTCAGTTTCACCTGGTGTAAATCCTAATATATCGTCTACCTCAAGATAATCTTTTCCAGCAGTTGCACTTCCTTGATTTCCAAGTGTTTTAATTTTTACGGATGATGCTACTTCAACAGATCCAGATCTAGTTACAGTAAATACTGCTAAATCACCTTCTTTAACTTCGATATCATTGATATTGTATATAATTTTTGGTGCACTTGTATCTTTACCAATTTTTGGAACTCCACCAGCAAATCCAACAGTAGTTATTTCTAATGGTTTTCCTGTAAATGCCTCATCACAAACATACTGTGTATAATCAGCAGGAGTGTCACCAAATAGATTATCAATACTTTCCAATAATCTATCTAAGAAATCTCCATCATCATCTCCTTCTTTTGCTCCATCTGTACATACTCTCTTATCTCCATCACATGTTGTATCAACACCAGTACATGAAATTCCTAAAAGTTTCAAAATATAGTTAATTGCATTACCGATCATATTAAGTGGAGCAGCGATAGCACCTAGAATATCTTGTAGAGGACCTAGGATGCTCTCTAATAATTGATTCATCAATTGGTATATTTTAGAGATAATACCATTTACTAACTCATCAAGTTGACATGCTGCAGCACGATAAATCTGATTAACATAGTTCATTAAAAGGTTTGTTAACCATTCTGCTAATTGAAGACCAAGATCTTCCATTTTACAACCAAGATCTTTTAAAATACCATTGAACCATTCTGTTGCACCTGTTAAGGCATTTCCTTTTTCATCAGGACGTAATAGTGCTTTAACTAATTTGTTAACTCCTTTTTGTAATAATGAAATAATATATCCTTTTAATCTTGCAAGAAATTCACGTGTAACATAAATTGCTTTGTTTACATAACCTCTTGCTACTCCTGGTGCACTATAAAGTCCTCCTGTATACTTACTAACATAGTAATTACCAATGTTACCATCACTAGCTTGAATATCTGCAAGGAAATTTCCCATAATTCCCTTCATTTGTCCTTTTAAATCTTGATCTTCACATTTTTGTCCAACATCTTGACACCAATTCTCATCCTTGATGTTCTCCTTCATAATGCCAGAATCTACTCGTTCCTCCTTTGTTCCGTCTTTCTTTTCAAGGAGAGTTCCATCACTAGGACCTCCATTTTGTTTAGATTTATCACTTTTACTTGGATCACCGTCTGTTTTAGGGTCTATTTCAAATGGGGCAGTACGATCACCAGTTGCAAATCTTGAATCAGGATCGTCTTGCTGTATTGTGTTCTTCTCGGTAGTAGCACCTGGTGTTTGTCCGATAGAACCCATAATAATAGGTTTCTGCTTATCATTATCCAAATAAAAACCAACCACCCAACAACCTGGTGTCAACTGAGAAGCAGCACCAGTTATATTGCCAGGTGAAAATGGTTGATTGACGGGCATCATTACGTTAGCCCATGGCAAATCAGAAGTGGGAACAATTTCTCGTGATTTAGGGTGTTCACCCACAATCGCTACTTTATATCTGTAACCACCTTTATTATTTTTTTCGAGAGCAGAAGTCCCTTCCACTTGCCCGATCCACCAAGCGAATCCATCCCTTCCGATTCGTCCGCTTGGTACGAGCATATTAAACGAGTCATCCATAGTTAATCGTCATATATTAGACACTCAGGTTCATCAGGGTGTACATCACAAAATACCTCTAATACATTAGGGTCATGATGATCTCCTGCTTCAATTTCTGCTTTATGGTGTTCTACATACTCTTCTAGGTCATGCAACTCATCTTCAATGTGATGTCGCATGGGTTCTGATGTTTTAGGATCAGCAAGAATTTCTTTATCGTGCTGAATATGATCTTCAATTGTTTTCATTGTGTCTTCCTCCGTACAGTATGTACATTATTATTTATTCTCCATGAGTAGATGCTAATTCACCCATTCCATAAGAGTCTCTAAACAATCTTAGCGAAGTTGTTATATTTCCGTTACCTCCTTCTCCTAAACTGTAAAGATGTGAAACTTCTCTGACCAAATAAACTCCACTAGTCTCTTCATCAAATGGTTCTTCTACTTTTTCTTTATCTGCGAGTGGGTTTGTGATAAGAATTGCTACCTTATCTCCCGCACATATAAGGGGATTGCCAGGTATTTGAAACTCAGCTTGTTGATTATTAAGTAATTCATATCTAGCAGTAGATTGTGATGCATAATATTTTTGCCAATCTGCAAATTCATTTGGATTGTCAGTTGCTTCAGAATCTGGATCAGCAATATCTGGATCATTAAACCATGCTTCATGATCTAGTATAGCACTTAATACTCTTGACGGAGTTTGTGACAATTCTTCTTGATTTGTAGGTATGAAAGATATAGAGTCCTGACCTCCTAAATGTGCCATATGGTCATAACTTGATGATATTTTATAAACATATTCTTCATACTGTCCTGTACTTATATTAAAAAATATATTTACTGATGCATATTTTCCTTGTCTTAATCCATTCATTATATCAACTTCACTGCTCATTTTAAGACTACTTATTAAACCTCTTTGATCTTGTCCATCATCTGTATTAGCAATAACGTCTCTATAAGGACCCCATGGTTTAGATAATAAATTTGGTGCAGGAAAGTCTTCACTTCCTTCTATATACTGACCTTCTTTATTAACTTTAGGAACAGAACATAGTGCATCAACAGAATAAAAGTTAAATCCTCTACGAGTTTCCCAGAAAAAATATCCAGCAGTTCCTTTTATATCTTTCTCAACATTTGCATTAGGTCTGTTATCTCTGTTCTTTTCATATGTTTTCTTACTACTAGTTTTTTTATTAGTATATACTGCCTT